AAGTGACGTATGCCCGAAGCCTATTGTCCGTGTAACTAATCTGGTTTAGCTGTACTCTACTTATAAGGTAGAGCCCCCTGATTTGATTTGTATAACCTTATTATAGGTTAGTGGTTTTGAAAGTCAATAATTTGTGTTGAAATCAAAACTTTTGTTTGTGTTGTTTGTTGGTGGTTAATCTCCCTTGATTTACTCTTATTATAATCGACTCATTTTGGAAGTCAACCTTTTGTTAGGAAATCGGGACATAACTACATTTGCGTACGGTGGTGTGACGATAGTGGATAGTACGCATGTACTAGACCAATAACCGAATCGTCCATAGTACAACTGTACTACCAACTTTACAAAATGTAACAATAGTACAAGTGTACTAGACTAATACATGTGTACTATAAATTGAATCATAAGCTAAACTAATAATTAATATATCTAATATAAATATAACGTATACGCTATATATGGCAATAGCTATGTCTTGATATCCACACATAGCCCACAGATGCCCGCACCAGTACAAATGTACTACCCGCAAGGCCAGCTCGTGATTATATCATACCATCGCGGGGTGTGTCAATAGGTATATATACTCAACGGGCGATAGTGGTACATATGTACTACCCCGCATAGGTAGCAAAAAAATGTTTGACTGTCTAGTACGGGTTACCGTACCTTGACAATACTGTTACAGTACCGTAACGGGGTAGATTGCAGGGGATCGCACGTATAATACCCCACAAACAATTTTTTCAAAATTTAAGACACCTTATTTCTTTCTAAATATATTATTGAGATGCTGTCTTTGCAACTCTACTTTCATTTGGGCTAAGGTTAGAAGTGGCCAGCGTTGGAGTTTTAGTGCTAATCTAAATCTTTTATACCATCTACTCTTCTTAATCCTGCCCCACAACGATTCTTTTGTCATGGTTGTACAGTACGTAGGTGCTATAGTGTTAGTAGTAGGGTGGTAATATACAGTACGAGCGTGTTCCTCGTAGGAAGAGGGAGTTTTACGTCCCTCTTTGACCGCTGTTTCCACCCACGAGGAGCACCACTTCCCCGTGTCTTATGAAGGGGTTGGTCAAAACCAAGTCATATCACCACTTCCAGAGATGCCTCTAGCCTCCTTACGTTGGTCTAAATCCATTCCCAATACCATATGGTTAGCTTCAGCTTGAGGATCATCCATCCAAGCCTCTAGGTGGTCTAACCACTCTTCATGTCGTCTGTTTTTTATCTGTTGTTGAGCAGAGATTGCGAGGGCATCTGTAAACCATTTAACGCCTTGGGCGAGAGAGTCGATTCTGTCATCGTGTCTAACAGCCCCTCGTTCTCTGCACATTCTGCTGATTTGGTAAGCAAGCATATATTGGAATCTATTTTCAGTTGCTTCATTAGCATTTGACGCATAATCCCATTCAATAACCTTGGGGTCAATAACCAACCTATGCTGATTAAAAACAGGCTCAAGGCTACTAATAATCCTATCTTCTTTACGGACATTAGCTCTAGTCTCCTCTATGTCTATGTTTGTTTTTGTCGTCTGGCAATGCTTTCTAAATAGCTCTGATACAATACCATCGCCAAAGTTGCTCTCGATGAGCAGTGTACCCGCACCATACTTTCTACACCTCTTTAGTATTTCTAATAATGTGTGGTCGCTATAACCGTCTCTAGAGGCGTAAACCTCATGTAAGTATATAAAACCATTTAACTGTGATAAGAAGCATGCTACAGTCTCATCAGAGCCCCTTCCAGAGGGATCTACGCTGCATATAGTCTCGCTATACTCAACCCACTGACCTTGAGTAGTCATAGGGCTGTAATAGTAGTCTCCGGGAAGCCCCGCACATGGCAGGTCTTTCAATAGATTACGTGGATCTGAGCACCATATAATGTTTTCTGGTGCATGTGTAGGGTTTACGGGTGTAACAATTAGGTCTGCAAACTTTAATGGGAACTTTTCTGCGTCAGACAAGGTAGTGTCTAACATAAACTGTAGCATAAAGTTGCTACGTCCCATAGATGCTTCTCTTTCTAACAGGTCTGACTCTTTAAAACGTGTATCTGTAGGTTTCCATGCCATATCTCCCTTTTCTATGTCCTCTACTAACTGTGGAGCTAGTAAACCATCATACATAGCAATCTTGCGGGGGTATCTAGCTGGCCAAACAAATGGTCTATAGCTACGTTCTCGTAGTTTATTGTAGACAGTAAAAGTGGTTTGAGGAGTTCCCAAGAACATAATCCTAGAATCACGCTTAGGAGTAAGGATAGACTCACATTCAGTAACCAACTGTAAAAGTTTTTCACGTTGTAGTTCAGTCATACTGTTGTTTGGTACTTCGACATCATCTAGTACCATTAGGTCAGCTCTGGAACCAGTTAACTGTCCTGTTATACCCACAGACTTAACTGAGGGTGCTTGGTGCGGTGCTGCTGGCCCCACATCAAATGATATACGTGACCATCTTTGGTCATCGTTTTTTGGCTTTAGGTGTGATAACCAAGGTACTTCTAGTATTAGTCTTTGACAGAAGATTGAGAATGAGTCTGCTCTATCTTTTGAAGCAGAGACGACCATAATCTTTTTATCTGGGTTATTGAATAAAGTCCAAAGGACAAATGCAGCAGTAATCCAAGACTTACCAACGCCACGAAACGCTTGGATTTGTAATCTTTTTGGGCCATGTTGTAGATACTCAGCGATACATAATTGTGCCCTTGTGGGGGCGGGTAGGTTAAGGTGTGTCCAAACAGCGGTAAGAAAATACCTAAAATCTTTTTGGAGTTGATCTTCAATTTTCATTTATCATTAAAAAATTAGGGTCATTCATCATGTTTAGTTCTCTCATTCTACGCATACGTAAAATAGGATCTTTACCATTAGGGCCATAAACAAATAAACCCATAGCTTTTTTCAGTCTTTCTACATCTCCACTGTCCAAAGCTGGTCTTAGTATTTGTTGATTACGTTTATCTTCAAATACATTTATACCGTTGTTAAAACCAAATGACAGTACACCTGCTTTTACACTAGCTGGTAAGTTTCTGTAGTTTTCATACCTTTGACTAAAGGTTTGATGTAACTCACTAACTTTATACCTTAGTAACTCGTCAGCTTCTTCTACAGTTATAGTCTCACCGTTTTGTACCCGTGTTTGGTTGTCCTGTTTATACTCAAAACCATAACCATAGGTTGGCATACCGCCTTCTATACCTACAGGTGGTCTTGCTACAGGTTCAAAACCTTCATTTCTTTTTAAAAAATTTACAGTTTTATCTAATAAAATATCATCATTAGATGTCGCAGTCGGGGTCTGTGTCATAATTAATACTCATGTCGTTTAATCCTTTTACCTCGGAAGGTATTATCTTAACCCCCGGCTCACTTCGCCACTCCTCACAAAAATCACATAATCTGTTATAGTCCTTAATAGCGTCATCTACAGCTTTCTTAGCTTTATAGTCTACGTATTTAGGTTCTATCCAAAGCAAAAACCACACCATACCCCAACGTATGGGGCTAGGTGTAGCATATGCAATGTCTTTAAGTTCTTGTAATAGTAACTTATTAGGGTGAAATAATTTGTTCACTTAATCCAATTTAGTATTAGGTTTTCTCTTAGTGGGTTTGGTGGGAAGTTGTCCCTAAACCACACTAACCAGTTCATACTTCCTTTTTCTTGATTACATCGTCTACAGGCGGGAACACAGTTGCAAGTATTGGTAGCACCTCCCAAACATCTGGGATGTACATGGTCAATGGTAAGATCAAATTCATAATGTTTTTGTCCGCAATAAATACATTCATAATTGTTTGCCTCCTTAATAGCTTTTCTCCATAGGCGTTTTGCGTCTCCTGATGTCATGACTATTAAGTTTTGTGTGTAATGTTTATAAGTAGGAAGTACTGGTGTCATTTTTTACCACGATTTCTAGCTCTGTTTTTTGAAACACTTTCACGTACTAATCTTCCTGATTTAGTGTGTGAAAAATCCTTACCGCCCTTACCTTCTGCCCCCGCCTTTCTACGGGCTCTCTTAAGTTCCACCCTATAGGCGATGGCTTCTTTGGTAGAGTTACGCTTTCTGTTGTAGGCGTTTTTTTTGGCTCTGGATTCTGGGTTGTCTCTGTAGTTTCTTGCACTTCGTTTAAGTTGTTTACGTGGTAATCGTCTAGGAGCCATGTTTAATTACTGATTTTTGTACTGTGTCAAAATCAACACTTGGCATAATATCGGCTAGTTGTGATAAAGGCGACGTGTCAAACGCTACACCTGTAATATCATTTTTATATAGCCAGTCAGAAGCAGCTTTTAGGTCAGCAGTAGTAGCTTCACCACTACGTATCCTATTAATAAGTTCTGTTGTAACTAACATATGTAGCTCATTAAACTTATCTTCTCCTGCTCTTTTCATTTAATGTCTAGTCCTTTCTTTACTATTGCTAGAGCTTTATCATCAAGCTCATTGTCTGATTGTTCGACTAACTTTTCTAATAAATCTACAACAAATAACTTAAATTTGTCACTTTTTAAAAAAGTTAAAACGATTGGTTTTAGTAGTGCTAACATCTTTTTTAGGTAATAACGATTGTATAGGTACGATGTCTTGGCACATGTGAGCTACACGTGAGCCGGGATATATCGTAAATCCCTTTTGTTGTAGTTCTGCACATTTAAGTGCACGAACAAGCTCGTAGTCAAGCCTCATCTTTTCTTCTTGTCTCTTAGCTATTTCTTGACATTGTTTAGTCAAGTCACGGTTAAGTGGCACTGAAAAGTTTATTTGAAAGCCCCAGTTCTCTGATATAACATAACCCTCTGGGTCATATGGTGAGGTGTCATTACCCATATAAAAGGGGCTAAACGTCATTGTTGATCCATTACAAGATATGGCAGAACCATATTGTTGTCTAGACGGTGCTCCATTATTTTGAAATTGCACAGCCTGATTGGTAACATTTCCTGTTGCTGCTGCCACAGGGTTGGACGAGTTATTGGTGTCTCCTTCTGCATATACAGGTGTTATTGTGAGAATACAGAAAGCGATGTAGTAGTAGAGTTTATTGTAAAGTTTCTTGTGGTGTCCCATTGTTCTACTAATCCAGCTGATCTTGATGTGGTTTCTAGTGACCAAGGTAGAGTTGCATCTGTTATGGTAAATGTAGTACCACTACCTGCTATATCAGCAGATGGTGTTATATTTGACCCATTCCAAGTCTTTACTTCAGCACCAAAAACTTGACGCTGTTCTACTTCGGTTATAGTTTGTGTGGTAGTGGTTGTAGAGTTCATCGACCCTGTAGTAAACTGGGGCGTGACAGTATTAGCATATGCACCTGCAGGTAGCAGTAGCATAGCAATAAGTAGTTTTTTCATGGTTTGGGTTGTTTGTCTTTTTCGCCTTTTGTTCTACCTGTAGATAGCCCGAACGTGGCCAGTGCCCCAGTAAAAATCGAGGCTACGAACGTGATGTCGGACGATGCACCTACAGGTTTTTTAACCATAGGTAACTCAACATAGTTAAGAGTAATAATAAAACCAGACCAAACAACAACTCCTAGACGTACGATTGCACCTAGTACTGCCATCTGTTCATCATGGTCGTCTACATTTTCTTTTAGTTTTTTTAGGAAACTTTTGGGTTGTCCTTTGATAACCTTATCTTCTTCCATGCTGTTTTAAGTATTGGTTTCATAGCTGTAACAACCCATTTAAAAGCTGCTGTTGCAGTTAGGGTTGCAGCTACAGAAACGACTGCTGTAGTAGAAGCCGTTATAAGTATTTCGTTTTCTGGTAAAGGCATTTTAAAATCCGTAAACGGTATGTCAATTTGCCTTATGCCAGTAGGTGCTTCTTCTGTCGCCTCTGGTTCTGTGCCTTCTGGTTCTCTAAGATCGCTAGGAGGCACTACCAAAGGTACATAATTAGGAACGTCAGCAGTAGGTAAAGGTATAGATATTGTTTCGTATTGTTGTGCAGGTGGTAATTTTATAGTAGGCAGTTCTATGCTGCTATCTCCATTACTGTAAATGTTGAAGCACCTATACCTCCATATGTCGATGCATAATCTGTACCACCAACATTCATATGTGTTCGATTAATATAGGTTGTTCCAGCTTGAGAACGAAAATATTGTAATTTATAGGTATGTGCGTTTGTATTTACTGCTGTATCTAAAAAAGTAAGTGTTAAAAAATTACCACCATTTGCGTCAAACAAACATCTCATTCCTTGTGTTGTAGCAAAAACAGCAAAGCCAGATGTTGTGTCTCCTATATCACTAACTACAGTTGAACCTCTTACAATACGAAAATTAATTAAGTGGTCATTACTGCTAGATCCAAAAGAAAATGAAAATGTACCAAAAATTTTATTACCAGTAGCTGCTGGTGTGATGGTTACACAATTAGAAATTATGTCAGTAAATGCGTTAATAGTAGTAGAACTTGCTGCATCTGTTTTTTGATTTTTTACAACTTGAAGAATATTACCTGTGTTATTGGGAAACGCTACTTTACCATCTGAACTAAGTGTAAGTGCATCCGAAGACGCACTTGTGTTACGTATTGAGTCTACGACTATTCGAGACATTGTTTACCCTCCTATGGTTTTGGGTGATCTGCCTTTACCTTTGCAACGTGATCTTTCCATGTAGTAGTTCCGTTTACTGCGTCCCAATACTGCATGTCTAGCTGGTCACCTATAGAGGCGAAAGCTGCTGCTCTGTCAGACTTGTATTTAATTGCTGCTGCTGCATCGTCTAGTGACTTACGAGCTGCTGCTACTTTGACAGCATCTATTGTTACTGATTTACCGTCTTTGTCAAACGCTCCAGCGGAGTCGTCTATTGATACTACTGTACCTGCATATGCAGAGTAGATTGCTTCGTGATCTAATGCCATTGTTGTTAAAAAATAATTGTTTGTTTGTTAAGCTGCTACTTCAAAAAGTGTTAAACATGAAATTGTTGCAGGGTGATAGACTGTGTTGTGTCTACCAGTTCTATTTATATAAGTTGTACCACTTATTTCAGACCTAAAAAACCATTTATAAACGATTGATTGTGTTGTGTTTGGTGAGTCTAGATAGTGCATAGAAGAGTTCATTAAGTTCCAAGTACCATTAAAATTACCACCGTGACCATGAGCTAGAGTAGAAGCTGAATCACTTGTTCCAGCATGGTTTCCAATCGTTGTAAATGTACCACTATTTATACTTCTTTTGACAACATTAAATGCAGTAACTGTTGCAACAGTACTACTTGAATAAAGTTGACCAATAACAAGAATTTTATTACTAGCACTAGAAGGAGTAATAGTAGGTGCTAAATTAGTTATTTCTGTTTCACTCGTACCATTCCAGCTTTGTATGTCACCTTTTGCTGCTGATACAACTTGAAGAATTTTACCAGCAGTGGTTGTTGTAGCTACTGTTCCGTTTACATCTGGTAAAGTTAAGACTCTATGTGCACCACCTGTTGTTGATGCTGGAGCCTGTAAGGATACTGACCCAGAGGTAGATCCTACTAATTTTACGGTCATGCTGCTACCTCCATTGCAGATATTCTTGAGGTATACCTATTATCATATTCTGCATTATCATTTCTATCTGGAACAGTTCTATTTACATATGCGTTATAAGAACCAGCTCTTGAAGTACTTTGTAATTTGTAAGTAGTTGCAGAAGTTGTATTTGGACTATCTAAAATCTGTCTAGTATGATGATGTATGTAACCGTTAGCGTTTGAGTCAGTTGCGTTAGTACCGTAAGTACTAAAGTAGTTTCCTTGATTAGACTGCTTACCAGTTGCAGTATTGCCAATTTCAGTAGAACCTCTTAAAAGTTTAAAATAGGTTACCCAATAGTCACTTGAAGCTAATACATCAACTAAAACTAAAATTTTACTTGATGATGATGACGGTGTAATTGTAACAGCTAATCCAGTTACATCAACAAAACTAAAATCTGCGTTTGTACTCCATGTATCTGTTTTTTCTACTTGTTTTACTTGAAGAATTTTACCAGTATCTATACCTGTTAGGCTTGAACCTGATATATCACCAGTTGTCCCGTTTAATATTATAGGCATTATATTATCACCCAAGTTTCACCAGAACCTACAGTAACTGTAGCTCCTGAGTTTACTGTGATTGGCCCAAACGTACCAGCATTGTGATTATTAGAAATCGTATAGCTAGTAGTTACTGTTGTGCCGTTTTCCCAAAAAATTTTGTCCGACCCACCGCCTGCTGCTCCAGCACTAGCTTCAGCCCATGTAAGACCTCCAGCAGCACTAGATTTTGCAGTTAGTACATAATCATTTGTAGGAGTATTATCTATATTAAGATCGGCTTCTTTGATAGAACTATCTTTAATTCCGTCTCCACCTGTTATTTTTGTTAGTGCCATTATGGTGCTACCTCCATTACTTCTAAATTTGACGTAGAGTTATATGAATCGTTACCTTGATACCTGTTTATCCAACCAGTTCCGCCAGTAACATTCCAATAAACATTATAAGTTCTAGCATTAGTATTACCAGAAGTTTCAAAGGCTGTAACATGTTGATTAGTCATTCTATCACCACTGCCATACCATGCACCAGTTCCGTCATCGTGACTATCAAAAGTGGCTGGTTGTATTAGCATGTTTGTGCCGTTTTGTATTCTAAACAAAATTACATGAGTATTCATACTGCACATTATATTTGCTTTTACAACCATAATGCTATCACTAGCAGTTGGAGTAATAGTTATAGAAAAATCTGGGATAAGTGTTGGGGTTGTACCTGTGATACTTGACTTAGTAGTTTTACTTAAAATTTTATATTGACGAAGATTTCCAAATTGAGAATTAGTCGTAAGAGTTGGTATGTTTACACTTCCATTTGCAGCTAAAACAATATTGTTAGAACTAGAGGAAGCATGTTTTAAATTTGTTGCGTTTAAAGTTGCCATTATGCTGCTACCTCCATTACTGTTATTGTACTTGAAAGGCGAGGTTCAGTATTAACTCCATTTCCATCAGTATATGTTCTATTAACATAAGCATAACCTGTTGTTGCACATCTTAACTGTAGTTTATATGTTGTTGCTGAAGTTGTATTTGGAGAATCTAAAAATTCGTAAGTTTGCATATTTATAGTAGTATCAAATGCTTGGTAAAACATAAAAGTTGGTCTCACTCTATTACCAGCTGCATTAGCTTCGCCTAAAAAAGTACTACCTCTTAGAAGCTGACCATAAGCAAAGTTACCAGAATAATTAGCTATAGCAACACTACATCTTACTAAAACTTTACTAGAAGTGGCTGAAGGTGTTATATCTACAGAAAGCCCTGTTACATCAACCAAAGTTGTAGAAGTTGTTGAAAAAGGATCAAGTTTTACTGTCTGCTTTACTTGAAGAATATTACCAGCTCTTCCTAATGTGTCCAGCGTAGCTGACGCTGTACCCGGCACAGTTAGATCAATAGCTGCATTACTAGCTGTACTAGCTGGCCCTTTGATAGCGACTGTACCTCCACCGCTGTCTGCGGTTAATTTTAATTGACTCATGCTGCCACCTCGATTACTTCTAAAGTTGATACTGAATGGTAGCCATCATATCCGTGCCACCGATTTATATATCCAGTACCGCTACCTGTAGTACTCCAGTAAACATTATAAGTTCTAGAATTAGTATTACTAGAAGTTTCATAAGCTATAATATTCTGTTGCATCATATATGCGGTGGTGGTGTAACATGAAGAACTTCCACTTTGATGATCTGGACTTGGAAAACTATTAGGTTGTATTAAGAAACTTGTACCGTTATATATTCTAGAACAAACTACATTACCATTTATACTATAAAAACAACTAGCTCTTACGATCATGGTGCTATTACTAGCAGTTGGAGTAATAGTTACAGAAAAATTTGGGATAGCTGCTGGGGTTGTAGTGTTAATACTTGATTGATCGGTTTTGTTAGTTACTTTATATTGAAGAATTTTTCCTAAGTTAACTCCCGTTGCTAAATCGGCACTTTGTATAATTCCGTCTGGTAAGCCACCAGCGGATATACCCGATACTGTGCCAGAACCGTTTAATGTTATAGGCATAATTTATACGATTGTCCAGTTTTCTCCAGTACCGATTGTTACAGCAACACCATTATTGATTGTTACAGGGCCAGCTGACATTGCGTTGTAGCCGTTTGTAATTGTATAATTGGTTGTTACTGTTTGACCATTTTCCCAGAATATTTTATCTGTGCCACCACCTGTAGCTCCAGCTGCTGACTCAACCCACTCCATACCATTGGATGTGTAGCCAAGTACTTTGTCTGTACCAGAAGGTGCAGCATGTATATCTAACTTTGATTCGGATATAGTGTCGTCTAATATTTGACTATTAGTTACGCCACCTTGAGCTATCTTATCTCCTGAAACTGCTCCACTAACTATCTTAGCAGATGTAACAGAATCATCAGCTGGTACACTAAGATTTATTGCGTTTCCGAGGGTGAGAATAAAAAAGTCAGAACCAGTAGCAGGGGCACTGGCAAATATAATGTCATTACCATCAATAGCAAATCCTTCGCTTGGACTGGTTCCACTATTAGGTTTCTGAATGACTCCATTGACGCTAACAATATGTGCTTGAGCATTTGTTCCTGCGTTAGATAATGTAAATCTTGTAGCAGAACCATTAAAGGTTGCACTACCACCGCCTGTTCCACTAGAACTAGACAGTGTATTTATTTGTATGTTGTAAGTAGATGTAACGTCAGCAAATGAAAGAACACCACTACCATTAGTTTTCAAGAACTGACCATTAGTTCCATCTTCTGGTAATGTAAACGCACTTGTTTTTGTGTATGTGCTTGGACTTTTAAAAGATATATTGTGAGTATTATTAGGGTCAACATCAAACATTATATTTTGATTTGTTGTTGTAAATAAAAGACTTGACCCTATTATTTGCTGGTTTGTTTGAAGATAACCTGTGCTATCAAAAGATAACTGTCCACTTGGATTAATTCTTAGTAACGCACCAGTACCACCAAGGCTTGATGTTGCAGTAGTTGGTAAAGTAAATGTGTTACTTACACCAGCACTATGAGGTGGTGCTTTAATTGTTTGACCATGACTGTTGTTGCCACAGTTAAGAACTACTTGAGCATCATTACTTCCGTTACCTTTTATTTCTACTTTTCCTGTACCGTTAGGAGTTAGTTTAACATTTCCGTTAGTTGTACTTGTATTAATCTCGTTTGTCTGTACATCTAAGTTACCACCAAGTTGTGGACTTGTATCCGAAACTAAGTCTGTATTTACTGTTTCAAAAGTAGGATCAGCACCATTATTAGACCTTAAAAACTTACCGTCTGTGCTTGATGTACCATGAGGTAGTTTAGCTAGTGTTACTGCTTCATTATTTATAGAAAAAGATTCATTAACTGTGCCAGCATCAGCTACAGTTATATCACCTTTATCTCCATTAGTAACACCGCTACCACCACCACCACCACCGCCTCCATCATCAGCAATGATAAATTTACTGGATGAAGAACTGTACTTTAATATCTTACCGTCTGCTACGCCAGAGGTATCAACATCAGTAAGTGCGTTTATAGAGTTAGTAGAAGTAACGTCAGCTCCAGCTGAGATACCATTTAGTTTTGTATGGTCTGCATCAGTAAACACATTACTGTCTGTTGCATTTTCAACAGCAGTTCTTATCTCGGCATCTGTTTGGTCTGCGGTAGCACCTGCTTCTATTGCATTAAGTTTACTATGGTCTGCATCAGTAAAAACATTACTGTCACTAGCAGACTCAACTAAAGCTCGTATCTCACTAGCTGTTTGATCTTGGGTAGCATTAGCCTCAATACCATCTAGTTTTGTTTTTATACTACTATCAGCAGGGCCATCAAATAGTTTACCCTCTAAATCAAATGCTTTGTTTCTACCGTCTTGTGCTGTAAAGTTAGATTCAGTAGATGAGTTGTTTAGATCTGTGGCTCTTATAGTGCTGCCACTAGCAAAAGTTGTATATGAACTATCTGCATCTCTAGTTCTACGTTCACATGAAACTACTGCTCCACTAGGTAGTGCAGAGTTGAACGTAATTGTATTGTTATCAGTGGAAAGCGTGTAGTTATATAAAGTTGTACCTGCTGTAACGGCAGGGAAGTATAATCCAGTTGTATCGTTTACTTGTTTGTGGCTAGAGGTTGCAGTACTACCAGTAGATTGGCGTAGCTGTAACACTCTAGTACCACCCGACAATGTAACGTAAACATCTAGATCATCTTGGTTATTCAGTTGTATACCTACAGGAGTAAATACTGTTGTAGTAGCATTACTCGTGGCAGGAAAAGTTTTTTTAGTTGTAACTGCCATTGATAATCAATGTTAAATACCGTGTTTTTTAAGTTCGTTTATCTTATTATAATATCCTGAGCTTGTTTGTGCTAATCTGGCTCTTCTAAGCTCTACTCTACTACGAAGTTTCTCATTTTCGGCAAGCATTTGAGCCATAGCTCTTGCCTTTACTGATATAAATTGTTCTCTTATCTGTTGGTAAAATGGTGTAGCATTTACTTTATAGTTATCTCTGTTTAAAATACCTGCATCTTTGTAGGCTTTGACTTGTGCTTGCCACTGTGGATTTGACACTATCTGCTCTAATGCAGCTCTAAACTGTGTATCAGTTGCCATATAGCGTTGTAACTCAGACTTTTCTCTAGATGTTAGAGGTTCACCTTCAAAATAACTAATTTCTTGTGGTATATTGTAACCAATGTCAAATAATGCCTCTTTTACAGGGTCTCCTTCTGTGTAACCTATAGTTACAGGACTAATAAAGTTCAAAGCACGTAAAAATGGGTTGACAGGAGACGCTACAAATGGTTTACCAGAACGATCTTTAGCCAATATGTCATATTTAGGAGGTAGTGCAGCTTTAAATACAAGATCTCTTTGAATTATCATCTCTGCAATACTGTTTGCCTCTACTTGGTTAGCCTGTATAACATCAGATAATGCTCTACTAAGACTAGAATATGGTATGGCTGATCTACCTAATCTAGCTGCAAGCCTTTGTACTGGCCCACCAGAACTATTAGCATTGAATAAAGTTACTAAATCATCTACACCCGCTAACATAGACTTATCAATAAGAACTGAACCAAACATAAATGTAATTTTTTGAGTTAAATCATCAAATATATCTTCACCCAATACATGTTGATTAGTAAATACGTTTGCTGCTAGTGCAAATAAAGTATTAAATGGTTCCATTTCTCTGTAAGAAACATATCCACCAGTAGGTAACTTAAATGAGTTAGGCATAATACCATTTGCTTTCCATAACTCTCTAGTTTCTCTATCAGGAGGTAAGTCACCTGTCACCATTCCTGACATAGCCATAATACCTACCATAGTCATCAAAGATGTTCCAGCAGCTATTCTACCTTTCATCATTCCTCTGTGAAAGTCTACATCTTCTGGTTTTATACCGTACTGTTTTAGGACTGAAGGGTTAGTTCTACTTACATTAACTATATCATCATACTTTTTACTTAGTGTTTCTAAGACTGTATGAGAATAAGTAAGACGTAAAGCATTATAACCAGTTCTCATAAATGGAAAAAAGAACTGTCCTACAACTGGTATATTTTGTAGTGTTTGAAATGCAGCTACATTTCCCGGAAGTGCTGTTGTCAAGGCTGCTTCGTTACCTGCTAAGGTTGCAGCTTGGTCTGTTACAATAAATTGGTTATCTTGATTTTTAGTAAAAATTTCTTTCCTAAAATTCTCTTCAGTTTCTGCAGCAATTTTTCTAACATCTTTAAGGTCTGCTCCATCAGCAATAGCTTGTCGAGCTGCCCTCATTCTCATCTCATGTCTACCTATAATAGTTCTAGCTAAAGCATCGCCAGATCCCATTATAGTTGTACTGTAACGAGAAAAAGGACTTCTATTAAAGTTAACTACAGTATTTAGAGCATGATACCCAAAAGAGTCTGCCTTACCACTAAACTCAGTATAGTATGTATTTAACTTTTGCCAATCTTCTATATCTTTAGCAACATCAAACTTACCAGAATATACTTGACCTTTACCTTTGTTTACAGCCAAATCCCAGTTATGCTTGAAAGCCTGTAAACCTTCTGCAAAAGCTCTACCAGTAGAATCTAACATAGCTGCAGCAATAACTGCGTCAGCTCTGCTACCACCGGGCAGCATGGCTCCTATGTAAGCGTTTAGAGGACGCATTATAGCAATCATGTTTGTACTTGCAACAGCCTTAACAAAGGTCTTAGGAGCACTAAGAAGTGAGTTGTAGTAAACTGAAGCTAACTCATCGTTAATACGAGGTCTAACCTTTACACCATCAACTGTAGTACCTGCTATCATTCTGTATGGATTAAGAGTTCTTTTAGCCATAAGAAAATTATTGATAGAATCATAGTGTCTAACAACACCACCTGATAAACGGTGTATTTCTTGAAATGTCTTTGCAGCCTCTTTACCCATAGTCTTTTTGACTCTTCTAAGTTCATCAAAATATTTAGTAGCTTCTTCTGTTATAGATGCTATCTCTTGATTTACCATGTCTTTTACAAAACTATCTGCCATAGCATTTTTGTTTTGTAGTAGAGTGTTACCTGCCATATATGCTGACTTCTTTTGTTCAATAGTCAACACCTTCATTAAGTCAATAATCTGGTCATCTTGACGTAATGTTCTTGCACCTTTAGGTAAGTCTGAAGCTGCAACGGCTATAGAGTTTATTTGTTCTGCTAAATTTAAAAGCACCAAATTCATAGCATGTCTAGTTGCAGGTGTTACAGTTCTTAGACTTGTACCATCGTGCATGTAATGTATGTAGTTTGTAGCTTTACCATTTAAGTAATTTTGTATAGCTTTAGCAAAATCATCTCTACCTGCCACCATCGCACTTTGTATTTCATCCATTTGAGCTATTATAAGATCTTTAAACTCATCAGGTGTAAACTTTTTCTGTAAACCAGATATAGTTGATTGTTGACTAAATAATTTTTCTGATACTCCTTTAGCTACTTCATTTAAAGTCTTAGCAATATCTTTGTTACCAAAACTTATTTTCTTTAGTGTAGACTCTCTCCATATAGGACTAGGACTACTAGGTCTGTCACCTCGTTTCATACTGGCTACAGACTCTTCCATGTTTTGTTCAGTAGCTTCTTTAATAGTTTGTTTTTCTGGACGTAAACCAGCTTTTTCATTATTATCAAAGGCAGCTGAATCTACAAAAGGATCTTGTTTACGTAGTGTAGCATCTGCAAGTTGTTCTAAACTAGCACCCTCTTCTGCTATCCAAGAGTCACCTTTAGTTGCTCCAACCTTTTCAGATAATTCTTCTATATCTTTTACTGCTAACTCTCTAATTAAATCTGCAGGATAGTTTGTGTCAGGATTCATTTCTGGGTTATCTCTAATGATACGCTCACGAGTAAAATCACTAGGCTCTTCACCATCAATTAATCTTTTGTATTCCTTTGCATCTTCAATTTCTAAATGCTTTTCTATATATTCTAATCTATTATCTTTACCAGACAAGCCTCTACCTTGAGCTTTAGCATCAGTTTCTAGCCTGTCCATGTTTTCAGCATCTAGCTTAAAACCTTCGTCCATTGTTTCTTGGACAACTTTATTACCAGCTAAGTTTGCTTGATCTATAGTTTTACCAGCTTTAAGTTCTTTTACAGCTCTATATGCACCTTTTACATATCCACCTAAAAAATGACCAGCTAAATTAACACCAGCTCCAGCTGTAATAGTTTTTATTCTTGCTAACCAAGAACCATCTTTTTCTGGATCTACAGCTAACGCTTCTGAAAGCGGTATAAATGGAGCAAAATCATCAACTAAATTTGCAATGTTACCCATTTCAGAACTTGTAGATATAAGGTCAGCAACAGAACCTTCTGCTGCTATCTTAGCAATGTTAGCACCTTTAGGTATAAAGTGTATCATTTTTGCACCCTTTTTACCATAGCCAGCTAATCTAGCTGCCTTATATGCCTGTACACCAGTTCTAGCTGTAAGTCCTGCAGCCTTAAGACCTGCACCACCAATACCGCCTGTAGCTGTAGCTAAGACACCAAACTCTACTAATCCTCTTACAAGATTACCTAAGCCTGATTCATTTTCTGGAGCTAAATTATCTGGTATATCCCACCATGCTCCTCTCTTATAACCTTTGCTAGTTATATCATTTGCATCATCTATTTCTGCACCTAGTAGTTTGTTAAGACCTGTAAGTATAGTGTCACCAGATAAATCTAAGAAACTACCAACACTATCTACAGCATCAATACCACCACCAACAAGAGCTTTACCAGCTTCTTTTAGTGCCTCTACAGGGCCATCAGGTAAAAAACCTTGGTCTTTCATCTGATCCTGCATTTGCTTCTTGATTGTATTTGGATCAAGTTGCATAGGGTTTATTGGTTGACCAGTTTCATCCAACACTTGACGTTCAGAACCTCTATCAAGATCAGAGTCATCAATGATGTTTTCAAAATCTTCTTCTAAACCCTGTTCTAATTCAAAATCTTCATTCATCGTCTAATCTAAAAAATTGTTCTGTTTTAATAAGTTCTGCAAAAAATAAGTCAGAAAATACTCTGTCTTTTTTAAGTTGTTGAGATTTACTTATTCTACCAACATCATATGGTCTACCAGTTTTTTCAGTATACTTATCGTTTGCTGTCTTTAATAATTGTTTAAAGTGTTTGTCACCAAGAGATGCTTTTATATTATAGTAAAGATCTCTACTCTCCATGTTTGCACCAAGTACTCCATAGAATAACTCAGTATATGTTGTAGTTTCTAGTTGTTTAAGAACATTTTGTTGAGCCTTAAGTTTGGTTTGGTTTTTATTCCAATCTTTCCAATCTCTATTAACTGTTCTTCTATTGTTACTACCTACAACATACTTAGGAGGTTCTACAAGCTCGTCTATTTCTGCTTGTATAATATTAGAGTTCATGTTGTTAGTTTCAGCTGATAACTCACCAAAGTTTAGTCTAGTTATGTTTCCAGCTGCATCCTCTACAACATTTAAGAATTGATCTTTGTCATCAATATTCCAACCACGATAGTATGCTTTTAAGACACTGTTAGTTAGTCCTTTATTACTACCACTGTACCAATATTTACCGTTTCCAAACTCAGCAGCAACTTTTTGTATAGCAATAGATTTATTCTCAGTGCTTAAAATTGCTTTGTTAAGTAAATTATTGACATGTATTTTAAAGACTTTACCTTGTATATCTTCATTCTCATTATACTCTTGTCTAGTAAATCCAGCATTTGCTAGTATATCTGCAACATCAGCATCATCTATATCTGTATGGTCAAATCCTGCAGTATTTATAGCTCTATGTAAGTTGTTAACACTTATAAGACCAGACATGTCAATACCTTGTTCTTTTAGTTTAGAGTATGGACTCATTAAAAGGTCTCTGACATCTGCATTTTGTTGTTTAAAAAGTGTAATAATATCTTGACGATCTTGTGGTAATGACTCAAACTCTACAGTTTCTAAGTTATATTTTTCACGTAAAAGATTACCTAGTGTAAATGGATCACGTTTTTTAGGATCTATCATACTAAGTTTTTGAACTAACTCTGTTTCTCCTTTATATACACCACCTTGTTTTACAAATTTAAGTTGATTTTTTTGACCTTCATTTTCAAACAGTGTATCTGACAAAGTTAGTATAGGATCATCTCCTACAGTCTTATCTAATCTACCTTCAAAATTTTGAAAAATATTATCAGCTTCTGCAAGTTTTGTAGATAAAGATGTGTCTTTAGCTTCTTGAAATAGAGAGTTAGCAAACACACTAAGTTTGTCTCCTCCAAAAGTTAACGCATAGGGATTACCTGCTAACAACCGTTGTTCAGCTGTACCTCCTTTAGGATCTGCAGCTGTCTGCATTTGTAAAGTAATCTGTTCTGCAGCCTTTTGAAAATAATACATATTAGGATCCATGTCTGGTGGTATTTGTCCATCAAACTCTTTATTCTTTCTCATTACTTCTACTCTAGCCCAAATATCTGTATTTTTAGCATAGTATAAAGCATTTTGTAATAAAACACTTTTTGATCCACTTGTATCTAATCCTTTACTTGGCCCTAAAAAAGATAATGTTAAAGCCTTATCAAACTTACTATCGTCACCAAGATACATGTCAAGTAGTTTTTTACCTTCAGTAGTTTGATCCCATCTTACATCTTCTGATACTGCACTTTCATATTTCTTTTGATCGTCTTTATTTAAGGTCATATATGTAGTTACACTAAGACTACCATAACGCTCTATTTCTTTTCTAGCTGCCTTAGCACTATTATCTTTACCTAATGATACTGGTTTAAAACTAAAAGCATTATTAAAAATAGTTGCTGCTTCTGGTAAAGCACCATAATTAGGATCTTCTTGTAATTCTTTTACTTGTAAACTATAAGACTTATAAGATATGTAGTTTGGATTATCTTCAGTAAGTGTACTATGATATTTTAGTTGAGCTATTTTTAGTTTAAGATCTGTAGTTTGACTTCTAATTTTTTTACTTAAATTATCTTCACGTTTTGCAAATATAGAGGCTTTTAAATCTTCCATCCTAAATTCTATAGGAAAAGCATTTACTAATGTTTTCTTACCTAAGTTTGGTATTTGATACTCTTTCTGTTCTATATGATTTAAGACTTCCATGATCTTTACATCACTGTCTAAACTTGCTACAGAATCAACAAAAGAATCTTTTAAATTCTTCTTATTAGCTGCCCCGGAGGAGCCCTGAGTACCTGCTCTAAAATGTAAGTTGTTACCAGTTAAGACTATTTGATCTATAGCATTATCAAAATCTGTTGTATCTTCTGCATCAAAAGTAACAACAGCTGTGTTTAAGTTTACGGATTGTAGCCTTATCTTTTCAGCTGCTTGAGCCTGTATTTCATCGTTGAGCTTTTTATCTCGGTATTGTTGTAATTGTTTTGTTACACTAGATGTTAAGTATTTATCAACTATAGAAGTGTTTACACCACTAATATTATTTTGATCTTCATACTCTTTGATAAGCTGGTTTTCTACTGCGTACCTATCTGCAGCATTTGTAAATGTATCATATTCATTTACTCTAATTTCACGGCCATCATCCATCTCGATAACAGTATCATCCTCGTTGGTTTTGTTCATAAACCAAGGCATGAAACCGTTAGCAGCTTCTATCATGTGAGCTTTAGTATAACCATAAGCATAGTTAGACCCTAATCTACGTGCATTTAAAAGCCTATACTTTTGTTCATAACTTAGAAACTTCTCGTTTCTTTCAGCTTCACTAAGTTTTAATTCTGTTTCTGTTTCTAGTTGATTAATTTTTTCATTAATCTCTTTTACTTGACTTTCATTAAGTTTAGTTTTAGCTAATGCTTCTTCATCACCTGCTAAACCATCTCTGTAGTCATTGTAAGCTGCTTGTCGTGCTCTGTTAATGTAATCTACACCAAGAGTTTTTGCACCTGCTTGAACAGCTTTATTTAAGGAGTCGCTAAATTTTGCTAAGTTTTGTATTTCATATTGGTCTGCCTGAGCACTAAGGTTAGACAAACGATTTAATTCTGTAATCTGTTGAGAGCTTGCTCTCTCCATACCCTTTGTGGTTTCAATTCTATTTCTATCCGCAGCCTTAGCAGCGTTAGCTATCTCTCTAGATTCATCAGGAGAGAGACGAGAACGAAAACCAGAAAATGAGGTACTTCTTTTGTAAGCCATAATTTTACTTTAATGCAGCTTTTACGCCATATCCAGTTGTCACTCCAGCCGTAAACCCACTTAGTAATGGGCCAAGGATTGAAGGTTTGCGTGGTGGTTCCTGTTTTATAGGACGGATTGTTTTAAAGGAAGCAGTTGGAGCCATAGGAGCTGATGTAGTAATTCTGTTATATGCACTAACATCGCTTGAAAATTGGTCAAGATTAACACCAAACTGTTTGATACCGTATGCTTTGGTAGAATCAAATACAGAAGCATCTAGTTGAGCTTGTGCAAATCCTAACTCTCTTTCAGCTTGATCTAATGTTAGCATCGCTGATTGACCAGCTTGCTGGCCACTTGCTAATACTGTACCTTGAGCTTGTATAGATTTTGCTAAGTTTTCTTGACTTGAAAATAAAGATTCTGTAATTTTTTCACGGAGCTCTTGTTGAGCAGATTCACTAGCCCGATTAGCTTCGATTTGGTTTAGTTCTTTTTGTCTGTAGAAAGCAGTTCTTGACGCAGCATCAGCTTGCAACTGAGCTGTAAATACCTCACCTTTACGTTGATCGTTATAAGCTGAGATGGTTATATCATTAATGTATTTCTGCCGTGCAATAGCGTTGGAACGGTTTACAGCATCGACTTGTGCTCGATGTTGCCTGTTCTGTTGCATTATGCCAGTAACGGCTGTAGCACCACCCGCAGCAATACCTAAAGCTAAGGGATTACACATGGCTTTATAAATTGTATAAGAGGAACATTGTTATAGACATGATAGTTAATAAAGTTGAAACCAAGTAATTTTAGTAATTTTATATGTGCTTCATTTCGCATATCTGCTTGATTACACAAGTAAGGATTGAGTAAACTATTTACCCAGCGTTTAGCTTCTCTCACAAATGTATGTGGGTATTCAGTACTAGCATCAGTACATAACATCCAAACAACATTATGTGGAGTTACACCTGCCACTCCAGCAGCCTTGCCGTTGGGAACCGTAAAGTATACGGAATAGGTTGAATTGTAAAATGATTCAATTATAGAAGCCTCAGCAGTTAATCCTGTGGTTTGCTCTGTCTCACGTCTATCTTCATAGCGTAAGTTCAGACCTACACTTAGAGCTAACTCTGGTGTGCAAGTCTGAATATACTTACCTTCGTACATGTCGTCTATTGTGGTATATGCCATCCCAGCTTGCTGAGATTATAGCGGTGGAAAAGGGGTCGGGTATTTGTATTTGTAAAGTATATTTCTCATTCTTACGTTGTACTGGTACTCTTACACTTGTAGCTAAGGCTGCAGGAGGCTTATCAAATACACTAGAATTAGATAATACACCAGACTCAAATTGTACATAATCGTCTATATCTTTAGTAATATTACCACTAGCATCTACATATTCAAATGGTGATGTTAAATGGAACTCTAAAGGCCCACCTACACCCATTTCAAAGTTAATACCAGAGATACGTAAATCACCATCTGTATCATAGGTGTTTTGACCTACGTTTAGATAGTATGTAGGTAATTCAATAATAGTTGTATATTTATAACCTACAGCAACTTTTGCTGCACTATGTAAGTTAATATTATTGAATGTAACACTGTTAGTACCTACAGCATCAGCTGTTCTTACAACTCCAGCTATAGAGTTACCATCGCTATCGTTACCAGATAAACCAACCATAACTAAGTTTGTAGTATTAGCAGGTGTATATGGTATTGTAAGTACAGTTTTTTCTGGAGCTGTAGTTGTTTGAGCTGACCCAGCCACGTTTGTAGCTATAGTCATCATATCTAAATGTGCTTCAAACTGTCTCGCAGTTTTAAGTGGTGATCCTACATCAGAGGCTGAACCACCTAATACATATGATCTAGTATTATCAGCATCTGCTACATACTCATGTCTACATAGTTTATAAGCACCATCATGTAGTGTAACAGTAAAGAAACTACCACCTGTATATAACATGTGTTGCATAGTTCCTGTTAATGTCCAACTATACCATGCTGATTGCTCACGTTGTTGTCCAGTATTGTAGTATTTGTAGTGATATACTGTACTATCACCTTTTTTACCATAAGTAGTGATACCTATAGCTGCAGAGTTTGCAGATTTAGTTATATCTTTTGGTAAAAACTCTGGTACAACTCTTGTTTGTTCTAGTATGTTAGGAGGTGTAGCATCATCTAATATAGTAGCCTCAAATGCTCTAGCATATGCAGACACATTAGATGTAAACAGTACGGATGTACCAAGATCTACAGGCTGTATAGTTGCATCACACTCATAACTAGATACTTTTTTTAATCTAACGGTTTTTGCACTAAATATATCAGACTCTGTAAATAACATAAATTGACCATTATCACTAAACATCATCATACCTCTTTGTATAGGTAGTATGTGATTAATAAATGCAGGTTTTACATCAGAGACTGTTATGTCTATAGGATTATCGTCACTTGTTGTTATAGCAGATACTATAAAAAAATCAAAGTACTGGCCCGGCTTACTCATTACAATTTGTTCGCCAGAAATCATACCTAATCTGTTTCTGTGAAAAAACATTTCTTGTATAGTAGTACCAACAAACGTAGGAAATGGGTTAGATGTATCATCACCTACCTCTCTGTTTTTCCAATAGTTTTCAGTACTACCCTTACTAGCTTCATCTAATTTAGTAAAAGTAAATGTACCATTACGATTATTTATCAAAGCATGTGGCATTGTTGCGGGGTCTAAACCCAATACCATAGGGTCACTACTAGATGAGAAGTTGTGAGGTCTAACACATTCGTTATAGCTACCAGCACCAGATACACCATTGTTAGCTTCAAACTTTACATAGTAGTCATCTGTATCTAAGTCAGCAGCATTTGATATTTGTGCCACATAACCATGTTTATTCATAGCTGGTAGTCTACTAATATCTTGTGCTTTTTGACCTATAACACTCATGTTTTCATTTACAGCACCACCGAGAAAGTTTACACCATCTGCAGCAGATCCATTCATAAATAAACCACTACCTATAACTTCAGCTGTAACATTAGCAAGGTTACTATTAACAGCAGTTTTAAGGCCGTTTAAAATAGTAGCCATAGAGATAGTACCATTGTCTGGATTTTTAGGTGTTTTAAAATAACCTATACCAGCAACTCCTTCGTATGTTGTTACTGGTTCTACAGCTTCAACTGAAATACGATAGGTTTCACCTTCCATAGTTACATCTATAAATTTACCCTCTGCCGTAGTTTTGTTTGTTTCTTTAATAAGACCACCATCAGTCAAAGTAACTGTAGCTGTATATCTAACATCGTAATCCTGTATGTAACCTAAAAAGTTAGAGGATGATGTACCACCGCCATCGTAAGTTGCCGTATTGTTTGCAATATAACTGTTACCATTTACCTGTAAACTACCTTCAATATTTTCACAGTTAGTAGCACCAGAAGTATTTACTGCACTACCTCCAGAAAATGACCAAGTTAATGTACCAGATTTACTTTGATCTTCGTTAGTATCATCAAAGGTTGGCCCTTGAGCACTACCTCCAGACATCCTATCTACCTTTACAGAAGTAACCCTGTAAAATGTATTGGGTGATGGAGCTGTACCGCTATATAAAATGTATTCAGTATTGTAAGCAACAGTATCCAGCCTAGCATATGAATATTCTCCGTTGTTTATTGGTGTAAATGTGTTACCTGTAGTACCTACAACTTTATTAGGGTTAGCTATAATTGTGTAGTCTTGAATTGTGGTAACTGCATAAGGTGATGTAGCTCCAGCTAAATATGCAAAAAGAGAATCTCCGCTAGAATTTGTCAGAGATTTTTCAGTGCCGTCAGCTAGATCCCATACTCTTATAGGCATACCACCACTGTTGGATGGTGTAATTTGTACTATATATTTTTCATCTCCATCTCTTAAAATTTCATACCAATGACCAGATGAAGTTGCATTGGTAAGAGTACCTACAAACTCTGCAGGTGGGCGTTTTGTAAGACCAAACGTAATATCTGGAACGGCATTATCACATACCCTTAACTGTCCCGGAAATTTAATTTTATCTGGTTGTTGTGATACACCCCCTAGAAAGTTTGGGATACGTTGATTAATTGCTGCCATTACATTCTTCTTAATACTTTAAATGGTCTATATACAGTGTTAGCATCTTGATGATACTGATAGTCATTGAATATATTATGATCTCCCTGTTTGTTCTCATACTCCACAGCAGCAGCTCTTGCAGCAGCCTCATCTGATTCTAATAACCTAGCAGATGGTTGACTGTTTACCATACGGTTAGAGGCGATTCTGGAGGCTCTAGTAGTAATATAATCTTTAAATACTTGTGGTAGATCCTCAAAATCTAACATCCATATCATATCAAAATATAATTTATCACAATTTTCAAAGGTAAATGTATGACCTTTTTTGTCGTATACTTTCAGTACACCGTTGTCACTACGTCTTACAACATCATAATCTTTACCATGTTGAAAGATATTTAGATCCATTTGTAAAACATTATTAGGAACTATAACTTGATTATTAGTATCGGTGTCAATAGGGTACTCGTTCTCTGTGTTGTATGACCAGCCCTCAGCTTGTATCTCACGGCAGACTTGCCTTAGAGTCTTTTGTGCTATAGCCACTTCGGGGCTTTGCACTGTTAATGTATTAACTGGGGATTCTCCAACGCTCATCAGGATTGAGTTGACAGCATCTAGTTCGGTAGACACTCCGTAAGATATTTGTGTCATAATAAAAAAAAAGGGGGGACTGAGCCCCCATGTAAAATAAAAACTTATGAGAAAGCTGCTGGCTTTGTAGTTGTTCCTGCGAACAATTCTACACAAGCTGCTGGGTTCACATAGTCTGCTCCCATAGCCATGCGTCCTAGTATGACATCGCCTTGGTAAACCACGGAAACGTCTCCAGAAGTTACTTGAACTTGTGGGCCGATTGTTTCAACTACACCTGCAGCCTCACGCTGGAAAATTAATCCACATGTGTTTGCAAAGTTAGATGCAGCACCATAGTTTTGGCGTGGGCCATAGTTGTTACCTGTAGCTGTTGTAGCTGTTTCAATACCTTCAGATACGAATGATCCTGTGTTTCCGGGATCTACTGTATCAAGGTCAGTTGCAGCTGATGGGCTAGATGCAGGTGCGTACTTAGTACCATACTTAGAGAAGAATGGGACGTTCATTGATTTGTAGATTTGAATACCTGCAATTTCAATTACTCCGTTACCAGACTGAAGTGCTGTACCTTGTACGTCTCTGTTAATTAGACCGTTACTACCAGCTCCTTTTATAAGTTCGTAGTACTGTCTAGGGTTAAGTACGGCAACCCGACCATCATCAGATACTCCTTTTTCATCTAAAGCTGCTGCAGCTTCATAAAATGCTTTTACGAGTTCTGTATCATCAAGTGCATCATCAGCGTTAGAACCTGCTCCAACTCTGATTTGTGTACCACCCGGCTCGATGAAACCAGTTTTTGAAATAGGAGAAGCCTGTCTAGCACCTTTAGCGATAGCTCTGAAAATTAGTCTATCATATTTTTGTGCAAGAGCATATCCAATCTTCTTAGAAATTTCTCCTCTCAATTCATAGTGTGCTAGTGTTTCATCTAGCTCATAAACGAAAGCACTAGAAATGAGCAAATCGTCCACTGTAATTGTTTTTTCAGCTACTGGTGGAGTTCCGTCAGTGTTTCCTAGTATGCTATTTCCGGGAGTGTGGTATTCCGCACTTGTGCGTCCAGTATAGATGAACTGGAGACTCTTCCCGTTGGTGAGTGTACGCTTCATTACGAGATCTCTTGCGATTGTCTCTCTTTGGAAGCCAGTAAACATCTCACCTGAGAACAACTTTAAATAGAGGTCTCTGTTGTTTGTTGCGTTCTGTGTAGAAGCATTACCAATCCTACCCAGAAAGGTTTGATTAGTAGGGTTTGAACTTGACTGTTGTGCCATTATTTTGTAAGGTTATATGTATCGTCTCTAGATCTAGAATTATAGGAGTCTTAATTGGACTCATTGAGATTTGTGGTCTATCCCACCGTCTAGACGGCATTAGGTGTCTCCGTAGAGGCTAATACCAAATGTAGAGGGAGGCATTGCACCTCCCATGTCGCTTAACGAGCTACTTTATGTAAGTGATAATGTGGTCGTTTTTCAGACATATGCGTTTGAATGTGACTTATTTCTAAAGCCCCCATTACAAAAGCTAGACCGATTATACCGAACCAAATTGCTCTATCATTCATTTAATAATTTTGGTGTAAGCAACGCCACGATATACGTAAGTTACTGTCATGGTAATCTCCCATATACCCAAGCCCCGTTCCATGCTTGAGTCGTCATGCGTCCCGAAGGATGAACGGACGTAGCGTTATGATAAAGGTTTAGTACATTCACCAACAACTTTCTGTTCAAGATAAGATATGATTTTGTACTTTGCCTGTGCATCAAGATGTGGGTCTTGTAGCACAGAATATTTTGACATTATGAAATCATCACATGTCATCTTCCAGTCATAAGGACTAGAATACTCCGGGGATGAGTTGACCTGTTGTGGCGTAAGCACCAATACCAGCAATAATGCCGAGCATAGCAAGCCAACCATTAAGTCTTTCTGCATCTTTCCAGTAGGGGTTGTGGTGTGTCATCGTTTTCTTCGTTTGTGGTTGTAGTTAATTCTACGTGAACTTGTTTTAGATTTTCTAAATCTTGTTTTTTCACCGCTAGACATCTCTTTGGTAGTCTTAGGTGTTTTGGATGAGACTCTACGAGATGGACGACAAGCGGGGTAGCCTTTACGCTTTTCGCCTTTCTGTCTGCCACATGGCTTACCAGTTTTTACGTCCACCCACTTCTCTTTAAACCATCTTTTTAAACTCATCTCTTTCCTCTAGTATATCCTTTAGCAGTCTTTCTTTTACCGCCAGATTTTACTTGTCCTTTACATACCTTTACACCATAAGCATTAGCATATGCTGAAGGGTATACCTTGAACTTTCTTTTTGCAGCTGCTTTTCCACGAGCACATAGTTTAGCCATTACTTCTTCTTGCCTCCGTGTTTACAGCCACACTTTGATCCTTTCTTGTGTGCCATTATGCTTTACCTTTTTTATTTTTATAATGGTCAATAATAGTTTTTTTATCTTTGATAGTATAGTTTTTACCACTGTACTGTCGCTTTGCAGCGTCCCTTACATCTTTGGGTACTCCAAAAAAATTACCAGCAACCTGTTGGTTAACTGAGTTAACTTTACCTTTTCCGTTTAGTTTAGCCATTAGCATTTCCATCTACGTAGTGCCAACGCTTTACGGGTTGGCTTTCCATTGGGCTTCTTCATTGGCCCTTTAACTCCCTTCATGCGAGCACAAAAGGAACGCTTACGAGCACCACCTTGGGGCTGAGGAGCCTTGAGGTTGGAGCCCGTAGCTCTATTATATTTTGCTCTGCCCTTAGCTGTAAGCCCACCCTTGCGGGATTTCTCACCTCGACCTAAAGACAGACTTACACCTTTCTTGCGAGCCATTATTTTTTCTTCTTCTTCATATTTTTAGCGATAGCTGCTGCTACCTTTGGTGGCATCTTAGGGTTTTTCTTCATTAGCTTTTTAGCTCCGTTTCCCTTTTTAGCTCCTTTTCCGTAATGTCCGGGCATAATTAACTCCTATACTTTTAAGTTTGATGCGGATAGTTTTCTGATGACATCATCTCTGAACGCTTCATCAGTTTGATATTCTGGTTTATTCATGTCTCTGACAACCTCAGCCATACTTCTGTAAGTTTCAGTAGATGACTCCTTACCAGTAACTATGCGGGAATCTCGTCCCTGTGAATCTTCGTATTGTCCCATAAGTGCTTTGACTGCAAATTTAATCGCTGTTTTGTTGGCTGTGGCTAGGACATCATCATAGTTTTTAGCATCCTCTTTTGATAGGTTATTACCAGCCCATTCCATTAAGGCATCATAACCATCACTACCACCAGCTAAATTTTTAATCTCATCAACTTCTGATTCATCTAATACAGGTTGTTGTGTGCCTTCTGGGTATCCTAGTTCACCACGTAGACCTTTTAGATATGCGTCAACCATATCCCTGTTTAAACCAGCAGTGTTAAGTTTACCATACATTTCCTCAGACAAAGTACCATTGTTCTTTTCAAAGTACTCATTCATTTCAAATGGGTCTATACCATTTTCTTTAAATGTATTACCTAACTTTTCACCATATACTTCATTGGCTGTGTCGTAATTAACAGAGCCATCATCAGTATATAACTGATATTCTGTTGTAGTTTCAGAAGCCTCCTCTGTGGAGTCTGACTGTCCTAGTTTTTTCTGTAATTCAAGGTATGCTGACTCTAATTCTTCGGGACTCTTATATTTACCAGCAAGCATTTTTTCTTGCTTGGCCATAAGTTCTTCACCAATCTTCAAAGATTCAGCTTCTTTTTCTGCAATTTGTTGTGCTGCTACAGGATCATCTGAAGTGTCGTAGCGGATTGTTTCTGCCATAATTACTGTGGTTGTTGTGCGGTTGCAGCTTGAGCGATTGTCTCAGTGAGTTCTGGATTCTTAGAAGGATCCATCAAGGGAGAACCAGCCAGCTTACCAGCTTGATCTGTAAGAGACATAGCTTGTTGTGCTTGCATAGCTTGTTCTTGATCTTGATTACGCTCTTCCATACTCTTAACAAGATTAAGTATGTCAATACCCTGTGCTGCAGCAAGGCGTTTGATGGCTTCATCAGGATTTACAAATTGTTGTAACGCCTCTGGCCCCATCGTTTGTGCGATTGTTGTAATAAACTGGATAAGAGAATCTCTATCCTGTCCTCTACCAAGTGCATTTATACCTGCAACTATGGTAGGTTTTACTAAGTTTGATGGTACTGATGGTATCTTTTTTGACCTAGTAAGAGTGTGCATAGTACGGTTGAGGTAGGGTATTAGAAACTCTGTCGTTAACAAACTGAATAGTCCACCCAGCTGTCTCTCTAGTTCCATTTGTGTCATCCTTACTTCTTCCGCTGTAGTGCGTTCTGACTGACGTACATTTAAGACAAGGAAAGCCTCGGCTAACCTTTTTTCTAACATGTTTATCATTTGGTATGCTGTATTAAAGTCAGCAGTTTTACCAACTTGTACCACACCTATATCATCTGGTCTACCTTGAATGATAGCACCATTACCTGCGTTAGCTAGTGAAGCTGGTTTAGTTACTGATGAAGGAGACACAGTAAATACAACTTTAGCTGCTGCTGCACTACCTTCAACGATGGCTTGCATCAACGCCTCCAAAGATTTTAAGTCCCCAAGGAACTCTTCAACTCTAGAACGTCCGTAATCTTCTCCATCTACCGTCACAAAACGTAGTGGTAGCCAAGGAGTTTTATCCTTTGGAGCTTTACCTACGCTGTCAGGTAGTATCATGTCGTTAGCTTCTTGATGCCAACGCCATCCTCCATCATTTAGTTTTACACAGGTATACACATCTACATCTTTTGTACCTTTATAGTCACCTTTTTCATCATCATTAGGGCCATCGTCTAACTCTGGTAAACCTAATAATTTTTTACTAACTCTTTCTTTTGTTACTATCTCAACAACATTACCATTACCATCTCTTTCAACAACGTAACGATTCAATGGATAGACCTTCATACCCTCTTTTGCCATATACACAAGAGCGTTACCTGTAACGACAAGGTGTTTTAGTGCTGCAAATATTTGAACTCTGTCTGTAGAGGCAGCAATGCTCTCCATAATCATACGTTCTATTTTTGCAAAACTAAGATCTAACTCACTCTTTGCTTCTGGCGGTATCTCTACGCCTAAATTAGAATCATCTAGTTGTAATTTAAAAAAACTGGTTGACGGAGGTAGAAGTCCTAGCATAAGTTTTGAACTTAAGGTTGTGACTCCTTTGGCTCCGACTGATTGCCAAGGTGTTTGAAAGCTATTGTACAGAGCATCACCCTCATTTCTCATTAAGAGTGTAGGAATGGTTAGCTCTGCACATTCATAAGCAACATTTAAGAATTGTTCACGGTGACTTGATAACTCGTTGTATCGTTGCCGTGCGTTTTTCATTATCCTCCGTATGTACCACCGCCACCGCCAGTACTACCACCGCCAGTACTTACGCCTTGTTTGGTTGTTATACCTTTCAAGCCACCAGTTGTTGGTTTCTTAGTCTGTAGTTGAGTGGTTCCTCTTTTAGCTGCAGTCTTAGCAACTTTCTTAGCTTTAACCTTTGCCTTTTTCTTAGTCTGATCCTCTTCAATAGGAGCTGGAGTAGGAGCTGATGGCATTTCTGTAGGAGCCTGTTGAATAGGCATTGGGGGTGGTGGAGTAGTTGGGGGAGCTGGTGTTGGTGGAGGAGCTGGTGTTGATCTACCGCCTCCAAATAGGTTAGAAATTAGGCTTCCGCACATAATTATTCTCCTTTTAATTTTTCTTTTAGTATACGTATAATTGATAATTGACCAGCTCTATAAGATATTTCTTTCTCCGATAGGGTGTGGTCTGGAAACTTGTCTGGGAACTGTTCATCTAGTTCATCAACGATGACTTGGATGCGTCCCCAATCAAGCGTACTTGGGTAAATTGGTGTTTGCATGTTCAAAAAATGCGGGCATGCGGGCTCGCTTTGTGTCGGCAAGCTGTGGAGCTTTACCTTCGTACATGAGACGGTCACTTGAATCCGTCCAAAATTTTCTGCTTAGATATTTGTTAGGTGCTATGTCAGCTAGTGGTTCAAAGATCCAGTTTATTGTAGCTTTCCTAAGTTTGTCCAAAGAAGAGCTAGGGCGTAGACCCATATCAGCACATACCAAACTGTTGCAAGCGACATGAATTTGCTCATCTCTGGAAATATCAGCCGATACTGTCCTAAGAGCAGCATCGCCACAAAAGCGATTGAAAGGTAAAATAACAAAAAATACAGCACGTTCAGCTACCAAGGCTTTTAGTATAGTATGGTCAGGGTGAGCTATCCACGCATCACGTAGTAGCTTTGCCTCTTTCTCAGCTTTCTTGTCTAGTCCGTGGACATCTGCAACGTAGCCAAGAGCTAGGTCATGTCTCTCCTCATCCTTTACGTTTGATTCGAGCAGTACTCTAGCAGTATCGGGAACCTCTTTGCTAAGGGTTTCCGTAATAAAGGAACCAACAGGAAGCTCCATATGCCGTATTGCAAGAGCACGGTAGATGGCTTCTTCACTACCTTCCATGAGTTTTCCTTTCGTGGGCTTAACGGGAGTCCACTTTCTTTTCCTGTGTAATAACTTATCATAAGGGTTCATTCTTCACAACCTATGCACTTAATGGGTTCGAGTATTCCGCTTAAGTAATCGTCAACCTCAGTCTCATCTAATGCAGCAAAGGCACTAGACTTATCCTGTGTATCTCCCATAACTTGAAGCGAGTAGTATAAAGATGTTTGAGGACTATCTAACCACTCTTGGATAAACTGTTCATCATAGGTCACAACATCTGACCATGAGTTGAATGAGTATCCGTGTAGTAGTCCAGTCTTATGGAGCATTGTCATAATGCCGTCTGCTACACGCTTGTATGCGTCCCAGCCAACCTCTGAGGCGATCTCCACATCGCCATAGTCGTATGATGTTACTCCAAACGTACCGCTGTCACGGTCTACGCTTCGAGCTATAGGTGGTGCGATCTCAGGACAGGCAGTATACCCATCGAGATCTTTAGAGTTGTAGCTACATGATGCGGTAGGAGCTATTGCAAAAGCTCTCTTCATACCATGTAACCATGCAATATCACAGGCTGATAATATGCCACGCTTTATTGCAAATGCTATTTGAAGTGCATTGACTGGTAAAGAACTATCATTCTCTGATGTTTCAACACCATAGTTAACTCTGTCCAATGCCTCACCAAACTCTGCATAAGTTACTTTGTAACGTCTGAGGAGGTTGGCAAGACCGAGCACTCCAAGCCCCACTTGTTTGTCAAGTGCTGGGGTAAGGTATTCTCCAGATTCTCCAACACCTGTCCTTGCATGGAGATTACACAGCTCGGACATAGCTGTAGTGAAACCCTCTTGTATGTTGCCGATAGTACAGGCAGCGAGATTGACATGCTGTAACAGGCATGTGCCTCGTGAGGGCAAGTAAACCTCAAGACAGACGTTGGAGTAGATTCTTTCATTGTTTTGGTATTTTATTTTGTTAAGCCATATGTCTCCAGAGCGTATGCCCTCAAGTAAGGCTTCTTTATGGGGCGTATCCTTCCACATCCCCTCGGTAAGGTCAACGCATCGTTTGACCCAAGGTAATTCAGAGCGAGGAGTGGTGATATACTCAAGGATGTCGGGATGGTCAAGATCAAGATGCAAGACACATGCCCCATTTTTATAGACCCCACCCCTCCTAATAGTTTCATTGAGAGCTGAGTAAATTTTACCAAAAGATACAGGGCCACTAGCAACTAGGCCCTTGTCATTGGTGTGACCCGCAGGTCTTATTTTGGATAGGTGAACAGCAACACCTGCTCCAAAGCGTAGAGCATGTGACACAAAACGCCACGATGCTTCGATTCCATTCTTTCCTTCAATACTATCTTCTACAACAAATACTGTGCAGCTGACAGGTAAACGTCCGTCTGGATCTTTCATCCAGTTTTCGATCCTACCAGTTCTAGATATTAAAGGATGTGGAAACAAATCGTCTATCATAGTTTAGGATTCCAAAGAATAGGTTGTGAATTAGTTAAGTCGTAGTCCTCTTGACGTAAGATCTTGGCTAGACGTGCATTGAGTAAAGCGTCATCGTCTGATAACCCTCTGTCTGTGAAGGCTTTACAAACCGCCTCCCACTTGTTTTCGTTTCTATCTAATAACTCTGTAGCTCGCTTGACTCCTATTCCGGGGCAACCAGAGTACCCATCTGTGGGGTCGCCTGATAGCGTTTGGATTAGATGCCATCTGTCTCCATCTTCTACTGTAATCTCTACCACATCATCAGTCATATTCCACAACACACTAGGTATTTGTTTCATGTCCTTGTCAGGACTGACTACGATGTTTTCTGGATTGTTAAACATAGTTGCATCAATACCAATGGCATCATCAGCTTCTAGGTTTGGTCGTATACAGTATTTGTAGTTGGTTCTACAGTGATTTATTAAACGTCTATAACCAAGTGGCTTACGTTTCATTCGGTGTCCCTTGTAATCAGGATAAATTTCTTTTCGGAAATTTTTAGTGCTTGAGAAGTATAAGATAAAGTCGTCCTCCATCATAGCCTTCGTCACCTTGTTCAACTCATTCTCAAATACTCTGAGAACATCACTGAACTGTGACTGTGATATGATGACATCATTACCAAAGTCTATACCTATCTCACAAGCCTGTGATGCTTTATAAGCAAGGAAGTCAGAGTCAATTAATAACATTAGTGTACCTCGGCCCAGTTGTCACCGATCTGTGCGTCAGCTTCAATAGGCAATCGTAAGTTGTAATACTCACCAGCTAATAGTGCAGATAGTTTACATACATCAGCAATCTGTTCTGCATTTTCTGCAGGAGATCCCAACACTTGTTCATCATGTACAAAAGCGTAACGCTCATGGGTCAAGTGACCTAAGTTTTGATGTGTTAGTAGGAGCCAACGCTTTGCGATGACTGCTGCTGACCCTTGTAGTAAACAATTTAATGCTTTGTGTTCTTTGTCCACAATGATTTGGCGTTTGTCGATAGCACGTATGCTACCTCTTTCAGCAACTCTACGAGTAGCTTCAACCAAATCTTCGAGACCTTCCACAGCATCCAGATAAGCTCTCCTAATCTCTGCCCCTTTTTTCTTCGCAGCTTCTGGGGACAGCATGTTGTCATAAGAAAGGCCAAGTTTCTGGTTGCCCCCTCCATACAAGAAACAATATGTAATTGTCTTAACTTGTCTGCGAGAGATTCCAATTTTATCTGCATTGACTTGGTGAATGTCTTGTTCTAATAAGATCTTTGCATACCTACCGCCATCGTATCTGGCTAAATAATGAGCAAATAATCTTAGTTCAATCCCAGATAAGTCACTGTCAATCAGCTTCCAATTTGGATTGGTAACAAATAGTTTACGGCAATCTTCATCCGAACTCACCTGTGCAAGGTTTGGATGTGAGTGTGCCATTCGATGTGTTACTGCACCGATAAAGCAAGAGTGGTGAAGTCTGCCATCCTTGACCAACTTTAACCAAGCATTAGTTCCTTGTGATAACATTCCTAGTTTCTTTTGTATGACCAAAATTTCTAAGAATACTAATGCCTCTTCTGTTCCTATTTCTTTGAGCACTGTCTCATCAATGACTGCTTTACCAGTCGGTGTGAGTTTAGTAGGTTTCCAACCTTGAAAGGTTTTGAACCACCATGCTATGTGCTCTCGACTACTAGGGTTAAAATCCTTGAGCCTTTGCATTTCTGCACCAGCTATGTAGCCTTGTTTTTTGTTGTCTCTTCTAGGTGTGAACAGGTTTCCCGGCACATACGCACAAATATTCTCAGCCTGTTTACGCAGTGTCTCTAGCCTAGTCAAGAGTTTGTTTTCTAGTTCTTGTGCCTTACGCACATCAAACGGCCAACCAACGGTCTTTTGTTGACTCATTAGCTCTGCTATCTGATGCTCTAAGACAACGCTTTCAGCGATTTCTGAAAATGTTTCCATAGTTTAGCGAGGATAGCAACGTCTTTTTTACAGTAGTCTTGCATTTCTTGTGACCAGTCTTTCCAGTCTGTGGTCTTTCCAAAGTCGTCTTTGAAACACCGTAGCCTGTAACCGTATGCTTCGAGGCTGTGTGAACCATACAGACGAGCTGGCATCATAGCCCACTTACGTCTGAGGTCTAGCTCTAACATGTCAGGATGAAAGAATCTACTGAGTATCAATGTGTCCCATGTTTTGTTCTCGAAGAACGGGTAGTGCTTCTTGATCTCAGGGATGTCAAACATGATACCATTGTGTGATACAAGGTTGGCTGCATCATTTAAAGCACATACACCATTCACTATACTATCGGTAAGTGATTGATCGTTGTACTCCATGACCTGACCTGTATCTAAATCTTGTGTAACAATACAATGTATACAGCTGGAGTCAATACCATCTGTTTCAATGTCAAACGCAAGATTAACCAAAGTCTGTGCTTGGGTCGAAGTCGGGCGTAACTTCATTTTCTTCAAAGGTGCATGTGTCTAAGTGGTAAGTCAATTCGTTGGCGATACCAACTTCCCCAGAATGACGATTCTTGAGGACTCTAACAGTTGTAGTATCTCGTTTGCTTGGATCTTGTTGATCCCGTTCAAGGGCAATAACTGTGTCAGACAGCTGTGCAATCGCAGCAGATCCTCGCAGTTGTCCAAGAGTAATACGGGCTCCTTCCTCATGGTTCTGATCTGATTGTGTACGTCTGAGGTGCGATACTAGAAACAAAACGATACCAGTGCGTTCAACAAGTGAGCGTAACTTGGTCATCGTTACGTCTATCATACGTCTCTCATCTCCGTCCAATCCACTCAATAATATACTGAGGTGATCGAGGAATATAACACGACACTCCAATCCACAGGCAAGGTATTCGATCCTACTGTAAATTGTGTCAGGGTCATAGCTACCAAAGCCATCGAACAGAAAAAGATTCCAATTAGCAATAGTACTGTTATAGGCGTATTCGAGTTCTGCTCGTTCATATTCTCCTAAGTGATAAGATCTTCCTAACGAGGCAGACATCAAACCTAGTGCCGTCCTACGGTTAGATTCTTCAAGTGCCAAGTAACCGACCCGTTCTTTTCGGTGCAGAAGATGACTTGCAAGACTCCTACAGAATGAGGATTTTCCAGTACCAGATCCTGCAGTAATGGTGACAAGTTCTCCGTACCGTATACCGTGCAGCTTTCGCTGTAGTCCTTGAAATGGGTAGTCATGGTCAGCGGGGGGTGTGGGTGTGGTGATTAGTTCGAGTAAAGATTTGGCATCAACAATACCGTCTGGTCTGTATGTCTTGGCATCCCAGATGGCTCGTCTTATTGCCTCAGAATCGCCAGCTTGTAATGCGTCAGAAGCATCTTTGTACTTCTCAAGCCGTGCAATCTTTGCTTTACCAGCAGGTAGTAGTTCAGCACATTCTTGTGCTGCTTGTCTACCAGCTTCATCATTATCAAAGAATAAAACTACCTCTTCATAGTTCTGAAGTAAGTCTAAAACTTTTTGTAATGATTTTTTAGCAGCCTTTGCTCCATTTGGTATGGATACATGAGGCCATTTGGGTTGTGCTTCCCATCCAGAGGCTGCATCGAGCTCTCCTTCATATATAGTAAGCCTTGTACCCTTATCTGGGAATAAATTTTGCCCAAAAAGTTGAGAGTCGTTGTTGTTACCCTCCATCCAGAAGTCTTTATCCCTTGTACGGACTTTTGCTGCACAAACTTGACCATTTTTGTCAAAATAGTGCATACGGAGTGTTTCTCCGTCCTTGTGGATGCGATATTTACGGCAAGTCTCTTCAGACAAGCCTCTTTTCTTTAGTTTAACAGGATTACCTTTGAGCATTGCGGTTGTTTTTTGTTTGCCACTATCGTCATGTCCTCCATTGCTATAATGGTTGCATACAAAACAATAAGCATGTCCATCAGAATACACGGAATTACCATCTGACGAACCACACTCAGGACAGCTGGTGTGATATAGGAAGGTTGATTCATCTGAGCCAGTCAACTGGGATTGCATAATAGGCACACCAAGGAAAACCGTTCTTTTCAGCCCACATAGAGTAGGTAGTTTTAGAACGCTTGTTTATTTTATTGTGAGGAGATTGAAAGATAATACGTATGTCAAGATCAGGGTTAGCTTCCTTGACTGCTTTCATCTTACGCCTCTGATCTGGGGGAAAGTATCCTTTAGTCTCGAAGTATATATCCCCAACTTTGAAATCAGGGATATAGTTAGCCTCGATCATGTATGGTATCTTTTCAGATTCATACTGATACTCTATGTCCATCTCATCGAGCAAGTCAGCCACTTGTTCTTCCAAGTGACTACGCATTAAAAGTCGTCCTCTTCAACTGAGCAGGGGGCTGCATCAACTGCAGGATCTTCGACCTTGAATCCTTTTGTAGAACCAAATAGTTCTGCTGCGTCCTCGGCTGTCATGTCACCATTGTCAACTACACCAGCTCCGCTGTTAAGACTAACAACTTGTACTGCTTTTAGTTTCAATGATGTACCGATGTCACCGCTTGGTAGGACGTATGGCTTTTGGAAGAAAGCTAGTTTAACTTTACTACCACTGTAGATTGGTGTGTCCTTATCTTCAATGGCTGTTCCTTCTGTGTCTACTACGACAGGAAAGAATTTGTCTCCGTCTCTCCAACTGAAACGTATGTGGAAAGTACCTTGCTCATTGTCAAGCTCTTCCCAAGGCTCAGGCTTTACTGTGACCCTTTTAGGGTTCTTAGCCTTGCTTCTAGCCCATTCTAGGGCTGACTCACGCTCTTCCTCTAGATCTTTGATGAGATCACCTTTGACTAGAGCAGAAAGTTTGTAGCCCCACTCACCTGCTTTTAGTATAGCTTGGAAGCCATCAAGTGTTACAGGTTGGGGAGTTACGTAGGTGTGCATAATTAACAGAAAAAATAGGTGGAATTTGAGACAACTTTTGGATCTAGTGTCCCAACGATTGGTGGCGGTTCTGAAGCGTTGATGGTCTCTGCAAATTTTGAGAGCCAACATTCTTCGGAAAAGATATTGGTGTAGGTTTCTCGCACAAGGCGATTGAGTGTTCCCATGTCTCCTGCTCTGCAAAGAACAGAATCGTGGATAACTGTAAATGGTTCATCAAATTGCATGAATGATCTGTGAAGAATCGAAGCATCGAATGAATGTATATAATTAGGGGCAGTGCTAGACTTATGCTTGTTAGGGCTGGGTGTAGATCTACCTGTAGGTATTCTAACCTGTGTCCTGCCTAGTAGCTGCAGCTCCATCTGTTGTGTTTCAATGTCGTCTCGTCTTTGATTGACAATAAAACCTGATGGTGTGACCCACTGAACTTCCTTAGCACCATTTCTGATGTAAAGTCCGACATGCTTCTTTATCCATCGCATTACTTTCATTGGCCCCGGAACGATGCTGTCCATTGAATTGTAGACTGCATTGACAACTTGTGTCAGTTCATCTTTGGTGGGGTCTATGTTGTTTTCTAGTAATGCCTCACGTATGTACTTGCGACTGCTATCTTTCGTAGCGTTGTATGGTATGGTCATCACCGTGCGTTTGCACACGGATCTGGTCATCCAAGGGTGCATGTAACTTGGGAGAAACTCTTTAGCCTTATCTGCCACCGCCTTGTATGCGTCACTAGGTTTGTCACTAGGTACAACATTTACAAGTTCTGCAGTGCTACGGTCTTTGGCTAGTCCTGCTAAGATCTGTAGACCTGAGCATGTCGCATCGACTGCGACCATAAGACCTGTAGTTAATTTATCTTTTTTGATACAGCAGTGGTAGTATTCGTGGCATGCAGCCATAAACTGCCAAGGTTCGTCTACCTCTTCCCAATCAGACAAGTATCTTACGGGGTCGGTAGCAACTTTAGTAATTAGTTCATGGTTTTCAGACACCCATTGATGTCTGTCCTCTAGTGTTGCCTTATCAAGACCAAAACTTGTGGCTACTTGAAAAGATAACCAAAGCTCGGCTTCATCTGTCACACTAGACTCATCAGCAAATCTGATAAGTGCTTTACCAAAGTCTGTATCTTGAGGTGTGAGGAACGCTGGGATGGGGTATGCTCTGCCCCTGTAGTCGTAAGACCAACAAAGATAGAATTTCTCATCTTTAAATTTCTCAGCTGCCTCTAATTGTGTACGTGTCCTGACTGATCTCTTGAAGTTAAGACGGTCAGCGTTGTGAGACTCTGCCATTGCTCGTCTCCAAGCTAGATTAGACTCAGGATTATCGTCTGCATTAGCAGGACGTGGTGGTTTGTAGGCTGGAGATATAGGTATAAACTTACCTATTACTCTACCTCTACTCCTCATCTCATCTGCCACTTGCAGTACATGACGATTTACACAGTATTGCACCCGCTGTAACTTGTTTAGAAAGTCAATCGGTGCTTTCCCGTGTTTTATGAAGGGGTTGCCCTTCCTAGTAAGATCATGGCCTTTCATCATACGATTTGTCAGGTATCCACCATAAATGATTTCACCTTCATCACCGTAGCCCCAGTCATCTGGATGTACCAGCATTGGCCAAGGTATACCAGCAAATAACTCAGCAGTTTTGATGAGGTCGTTGCGTTTTGATTCAAACTCAGGAGTGGGTACAACTCTGTATTCATAGCGTTTGCGGTGGGTCTTACGCTTGCTGATGGTAAACCAGTGTGTGGAATCCATTACAGCAGTCAGCCCCCAACGTCCAAGCGATACCTTAGTCTTGGTGCTCCATGCTTTCCAACGTATGTCATGCTCACCAAACTTTTTGCTGGCGATGACTTGTTTCTGCATTGTGCCACAAGATTCGTGAAAGTATCTGGTGCTGATGTAGTTCATCAATCCCGGATGATGCTTCTTATACCAACGGAACTTACACTCTGACTCAAGAGCAGAGCCAAGGGCAGTCATGGTTGGGACAATAAGATTGGTTTGTCGTTTGGTACTGAATACTCTGTCAAATGTTATCTTGAGCAGGATAGTTGAGATAGCCAACGGTTCAAGCTCATCAAGGTAAAGAGAGATCTCTCGGTAAAACTTACCAGCCTGTCCATTACCAAGCCTGTGGAAGGTATCTTCAACGGTCTTGATTAGATAGGGTAAAGCCTCTCTGATTGATGACACCCCATAAACGCTTGCGGAAGCGTAGGATTTCTCCTCTAATTTCTGTATGGAGTCGTGCAGTCTTTGCCTCCCACAGCTGATCGCTTCCTGTTCCAGCAGGAACTGTTTTTGTAGGTTTGTATGCGTCACCATAAGCTAGAAAGAGGGAGTATTCGTAATCATCGAGGTGGTCGATTTGTCGTTGTGTCAAGTTAGACATCATAAGATTTACATTGTTGTTCATAGGGAAATACTTTACAGTACTCCTCCATACTATTGAAGCAGCTCCAGTTTGGCAAGTAGAAACCTATCTCATATTCTGGATTGCGTTTGGTAATTAACTTGCCTTGAGCAGCAAGCATAACCAATAGGTTGTCAATGATGGGTGGGCCACAGGGATCTATTTCTAGCATCACCTCGCCAGTCTCATCGTTGATGTAGTAACCGAGTCTGTCAAGGATCTCGGATAGGTCACAGGGGTTCATGGTATGTCGGTTTGGGTATCGAGTACAGCATTGCTGGTCATTACTACGTAGTCCTCATCTTGCATGAGTAACGATTTCATGTACCGCTTGGCTGCAAACGCTTGTCGGTATGCCTTCTCTTGTATTGTACCGTCCTGCTTTATAGCTCGTACAACACATACGTAGGAGGCTGGGAGATTCCACGTGAGAGCTGCCTCATGTCCCATGTCAAAGGTGACTTCGGTTAACTCGTCAGTGGCTTTCCATTTGTTAAGCTCTCGTATTCTGTTTTCAAAGTCACGTCTTGCCATAATGAAATAAGTCGTATTGATGGGTGTCGAGGTGGTGGAATGTCACGTCCGAGTATTACAAAGATAGTAACTATACCTAAGTACCCCCATGTGAAGAGGATACCTAGTATACCTGCCCTCATATAAGCTCGTCCTCGAAACGCTTGTTGGCAATCTCGATTTGCTTGTCCTCATCGTAGTATGGGAAAGCCTCTTTGACTTCCTCGAATATGTCGAGTAGTCTTTCTGATGCGTGTAGTGTACTCATAATGTTTCTGGTATTTGGAAGTGACCTGATACTTTCATTGACCATTTGAAGTTGTACATGTCACCGTACTCGGCAGCTACTCGTTTGTCAACGATACTAGCTATAGCCTCTCTGTCACTGAAGGTCAGGATGTCAGCAACATTAATGTCTTTGGTTGTCATCATCAGTCCAGCTCCTTTTCTATTTTGACGGTTCTAAGATTGTGTGTTTCAATCTTGAACATCTCGTCATGCTCAGGTCTGTCCATGACACGCTTGAGTCTAATTAGTGCAGACTCTTGGCTGTCAAAGACACCTAGTATCATATCGTCCATTGTGTATGGGCTGGTGCGTATCAGCACGTAGACGATTGGGTCATCAGCTGCATCAAAGGTCTTGATGTACTTGTCGTCTGTTGGGACTGAATGATAGTCCGAAGTCATTGGGTCTTTGGTGATTTTAGCCATGTGATTGGAGCCAGTTGAGTGAGCGTTGCATTGTGTATGGGTCATCATTGAACTTGCCAAAAGCTACGTTGCATGAGTCGCAGATGTAACCTCTGAACTTGTCAGTGTGATGGCAGTGGTCAAGAACCCAGTTGTCAGTATGCCTACCGCAAGATGGGCACTCTCCGGGGGCGGGCACAGGGTGCTGCCTCCTTAGTCTACGTCTGACCGTTGCTTGGTGGTTGGAGCAAGATTTGCAAGTATTCTTGCGACCTGCTCCCGCAGTGCTAAATAGTGGAAATTGGTCGAGTGGTTTGAACTTTCCACATTCTTTGCATTGCTTGGTTTCATAAACAGTCTGCATAGTAGTTGGTGTAGATGATTTCATCAGTCAGGTGGCCAAGACCTGCATCTTCGAGAATGTCATAGACATCTCTGCCGTCATTGTCAAACTCAACGGTGATAGTGGAGTTGCCAGATGGGTTGTAGTTGTACCCTGCCTCCATGATGGAGGAGGATACAGACTTGTCGAAAGTAACTTGCATTGTGTGACTAGACATTTGGTAGGACTGGTTCTTGGACAAGACGCACCTTTGCGAGCTTGTGTTTGTAAAAGGATGCGGGTGTGATCTCTCTACACTTGACACCTTTGGCCTTGCAGTTAGCGTTGACCCAAAAGCCAAGGCTCATGTTGGGCTGTGCCAATAGGTTAGTAATGGCCCTACGAGACACGTTGTTGTACTCATAGCGTGTGCCAGTGTGGAACTCCACAATAGCTGTGCCAGTTAGAGGAGATACGTCAATAGATGTGACGCATGTGGATGTACGTGGTTTTGGTTGCATGATAAAGTGGTAAACAACAGAGGGTGAGGCCCTCAGAGATAGCATAGTAGCTATCTGGGAGAGTGTCAACCCCATTGGCTTGCCATAGCATTGGCAATACCTTGGTAGGTAGTAGACCTGATCTTCCATCTGTCTTTTGATGGAGGCAAGTAGTGTAGTCGCATACGCTCTCGCTCAGGTAGACCTGATACATCAATGACATCGGTGGGCTGTAGCTTGGGTAGGCCACGTAGCCACAGGCCAGTCTTTTTCTGCTCAGGGTGGCCGAACTGGTACGGCTGCACGTATTGGCTGGGAGGCCCTAGCTTGGAACGTGTAGACAAAGCACCGACTGGATTCTCGATGCACAGCTTGACACCTGATGACTCGTGGATGTCCCAGATACGCTCGACAAACCTGATTGCTGCAGGTTGACGGCCATCGGCAACTTTCTCGGCCCAGCGAGCTGCACCTGACACGCTGAGGTGTGTGCAAGGTGGATGAGCGATGATGAGATCCCAGTCATAGACGTTGTGTGGCCAGATGAGATCGAACATGTTGCCCTGATAGTGCTTGCCATCAGGACGGTCTGAAGGTAGGAAGTCACAGCTGGTCGCATCGTGGCCACGCTTGGTGAAAGCGTCACGTACGATACCGCTGTACTCACAGGCAACTAGAACTTTCATACGTGTGGATGTTTGGGGCGTAGCTTTTTCATTTCGAGGTATGCCATCTTTTGATAGAATAGCTGCCTACGTTTGGCCTCTTCGGGCGAGAGCTGTTGTGGTTTTTTAGTCATAGCGGTAGGGTGTTGGCGGTGAGGCGGTTGTGGTAGGACACATTACTCACGCTTTAATGATAACAATGTCACCTAGTCAACCAACAAATCTTAACGTGGTGTAACAAGTTTGTCGTGTATGCGGTTGAAGGCTGCCTTGTCTTGATAGTTGGTCAAGGTTGTAATCCATCTGGAACGGATGCACCACCGCATAGCTCGGTCAAGTACGTCTCGTTCTTTGGGTGTGAGTATGTTAGACATTGTGAATACGTTTGTGTGTGACCCAAGTGATGGCTTGGATGTCAGAGGTGATGTAGGACTCGCCAAGCTCTTCGTTGATGAAGGCTGTGGCATCGTGGTAGTCTTGTTTGATGCGTATGCGTAGACGCTTACCGATGTTTGGTGCTTTGCTGGCGGGTAGATACTCACCAAGCCATACGCTGTAGGCGTGGCCGTCAATGCACACATCGTCTAGCTCAGGGTGCATGATGGAGTTGTAGAACTCGTTACGTTTGGGGCCAGTAATGAAATCCTGTGGTGGTATGTCAGGATTGGTCAAGATTGTGATAGCCTGATGTTTGTTTTTGTGGGTGGTACGGCATGGTACGTTAGTCAAGTCTTTGACTGTGCCACCTGATGCGTACACCTTGGCGAGTGCGTCAGCATTGCGTACGTTGTCCTCCCACTTGTTACGTGGTGACAAAGCAGTAATAACACCAGCTGCGTGGTAGGCTGAGATACCTGCACGTTTGCCGATGCGAGCTGAAATCTTGCGAGCTGATGGATACCAGTCGAGACCGAGCTGCACTTCCTGCGATGTGGCAAGTTGAAAAACTGCTACAATGTGACGTGCACCATCTGATAGTTCAGAAAAGCTCATTGTCGATAGTGGTGTGTGTGGTCAGTATTAGTGACCGAAGCGGTAGCGAGGAATCGAACCTCTACTGTTTACATCGTACTGGTAAAGATTGGGGAAGTAAATAAGTAATAATACTCAACTTCATATACGTTAGTGATCGGTAGTAGTGACAGTTGCCATTGACCGCATGAAAGGGACTGTTAAGGTATTTTATCATACATAAGTATGGACGGTTGGCCGTCAACAGACCCTGATAAATAATATATCAGTAGCCGTGTTATATTCCCACCAAGTCCCGTTAGATCGCTGGGCCCGTAAGCTCGACACGATTATCGGTAACGCTGCCAGTCGCAAGTGACGTATGCCCGAAGCCTATTGTCCGTGTAACTAATCTGGTTTAGCTGTACTCTACTTATAAGGTAGAGCCCCTTGATTTGATTTGTATAACCTTATTATAGGTTAGTGGTTTTGAAAGTCAATAGTTTGTGTTGAAATCAAAACTTTTGTTTGTGTTGTTTGTTGGTGGTTAATCTCCCTTGATTTACTCTTATTATAATTGACTCATTTTGAAAGTCAACCTTTTGTTAGGAAATCGGGACATAACTACATTTGCGTACGGTGGTGTGACGAT